TTCTGCCGCCGCGTATTCATCGGCTGGCAGCCGGAAGTGATCGGTGCCGGCAGCGACGTTCGAGCATGGCACGTAGCGGCGGCGCCCCTTGACCACCAGGATCAAACCGCACGCCTCACGTGGATATTCAGCCTGCGCGTGCTTGCCGATGGCGGCGATGACGGTCGGCGTCATCATTGCACCAGCGCGGCAGCCGGGAAGCCGCCAAAGTTCAGCACCTGCGTGGCGCCGAAACGCACCTTGCACGAGCCGAGCCGCTTACCGCACACGTCCAGGGCCGGGTCCGTCACGGGCTGGTCGTTTGTGTTGAACTTGTCCACGCCCGTGTAATTGCAATACGGCCCGCGGTACACGAATGGACACAGGTTGGCGATGATCTGGCGCCGCGGCAGCATCTGGCCTTGCAGGTCAAGCGCGCTGGCCAGCTCGAATTCGACGATCTCGTTTGTCTCGACCGACTTTTGTTCGATAAAAAAAACGTCAGGCGGGAACTCCTGCGTTGGATCGGCAGTCGGATTGGCGCTGGCAAAGTTACGCGCGTCTAGGTACTGGCCCAGCGTCTCGTGCCGCACCACCTTGGCGCCGACCAGGTCGTCCATCAGGATGCACAGCGACGAGATTGAGCCGTCAACGTTGCCCACCGAAAGCTTCGGAGTCGGCTGCTGGCCCTCGCCCGTCTTGGCAAAGCCCTCGGCTTGGATCGGCCAGGCGGTGTACTCCTTGCCCTGCCACCAGATCGTGGCGACCTGCTGGTAGCCATGGAAGCGCAGCAGCGAGCCGCCGGCGATCATGGTGGCGTCGAGCTCGAACAACTCGACGCGCGCACCAGGCTCAAGGCCTTGAATGTCTGCGGTGATCATGGTTGGAATACCTGTTCAAAAGTTGCGGTGAGTTCCCAGTTGCTGACGCCCAGGTGGTGCAATTCGTATTCCTTGCACTCGTAATAGCCCTGCGCGCCAAGTGGCGGCGTCCAGAAAAAGGATTGGTAGCCGGCCCTGGTGTTGAGGAAGTCGCGCGCCGGCGTGACCTGCGCGGCCGGCCCACGAATAACGACCGACCAGCTTTGCGACTGGTTATTGATGCCGTCGGCAGCCGTCTGCTTATAGCCGTCGCCGAACTGCGCGGTCAGCACGGCAAACTTGACGGCGCCGGCCAGCTTGGCCTGCACTGGCCATGTAAAAGTCGTGGTCATCCGCGCCCCTGTGCCAAGTTCCAGATAATCCCGCCCTGCCGTGATTCCTGCATGACGACCTGTTTCATTTTCGCGTTGAGCGCATCCGCTGCCGCGCGGGACTGCGTGTCATTGCCGCCCGATGCCTGCGTCGTGGCCGCGCCACCGGAGATGTTCGTGACCAGATTAATGTTGACCGCGCCGCCGGCCGCTGCTCCGACGTTGCCCATCATGTGGTTCGGCGTGATCGAACCGGCGCTGGACGGCGTGAAGATTTCCGGGCCGCGCTCTCCGACCAGGTACGACGCGCCACCGCTGACCGGGCCTCCGTTGGCGCGGGCACCAGAGAGAAGGCCAGCGACTGAGCCCAGCCATCCACCACTTTCGCCCGCGGCTTTCACTCCCATATCGAACAACCCAAGGATGGCGCGCTTGGCCGCGATCCTCGCGAGATCGCCAATCACACTCGTGGCGAAACCGGAAAAGCTAAGTTTCCCGGTTGTGGCGAAGTCAGCAAATGCATCTGCGGCGCTGTCAAATGACGATGTCAGGGCATTCCCGATACTCGCGCCAGTATCGTTTATGTCTTCCCGATATTGATTGAGTGAAAGTCGAAGATTCACCCACGGATCCTTCTGCTTGGCCGCACCCTCGCGCTCTGCCATGTAACGCCCGCGGATGGCGGTGGCCTGATCGCGGTAGATCGCGGCCAGGGCACTGCCGGGCTCGATCGCCTCCAGTGCTGCGGCGCTTTCATCCTTGAGCGCAGCCAGCGCTTCCTGGCGCGTGATGCGCAGCGACAGCACCTCGTCGGCAGTCAAGCCGATTTCTTCGACGTACTCGCGCTGCGCCTTGACGGAATCGTCCAGGCTCTGGCGCTCGCTCTGCGCCGACACGATGCCGGCATTCGACATCGCCTCGGTTTCGGATGCGCGCTGCCGCTGCACAGCGGCCAGGTCGTTTTCCTTTTGCACCAGTCGCGTGATTTTTTCCTCGCGCAGCGTCGCCATTTCTGTACCGAGGCTGTCCTGCTCCGACTCGCTGCCGGACCGCCCTCGTACTTTCGCGAGCTCCGCCTGCTTTTGCGCAATCCGACGGTCGATGGCGGCGAGTTCTTCAGCTGCAGTTTTCTTGATGGCAGTTTCCTCGGTCAGGTCGCCGGCGGCGCGCGCGCCAGAGATCTGGAGCAACCGGCGCTGCGAACGTGCATCTTCGACCGCGGCCAGACGCTGGATGGCGGCAATCTGACGCTCCACCCCGGCAACGGCGACGTCATCGAACTGCTTGCGAATGACGGCCTTCCGATCCGAGATTTCATCGGGCGTCAGCTTGTTTTCAGCCCCCTCGTTGTCGGCAGCTGCTAATGCCCGCTTCAACTGCTCTTGGCGCGACAGCAGAATGTTGCTTTCGTCCAGGTACCTGTTCTTCAGTGCCTTTGCCGAATTCTCCGTTGCCTCTTCCTTAGCGGCCTCTTTCGTGGCTGCTCCGCCCTCACGGATCTTGTTGATCTCGCGCGTTTTCGCGTCAATCTGCGCCTGGAAAGCAGCAGCATTTGCCGCATACCCCTGCGCCTCCGCTCGACGCTTATCTTCGGCAAGCTTGTCTTGCTCGTCCGTGAGTTTTTTGATTTTCTCGTAGCTGGTTTTGTCGCGACCCAGGGCGAAGTCGACAACCGAGTCGGCCGCGCCGCTAATGCCATTCTTGATACGGATCCAGCCGCGCTCCCAGTCGCTCAGCGTGGCGGCCACTTTGGAGCGCTGCTTTTCGATGCCGTCGGCGTATGCGTTCTGCGCGACATCTGCCGCCTCGGATGCCTTCCCTTGCTCCTTCAGTGCCTTCACCTGGGCGTAGGTGGACGCCGTGATGATATGGTATTTTTCGTCGATCTTTTTGAGGGCTGCCACCGGGTCCTCGCCGAGCGCAGCGAAGTCGGCTGCAGTCTCCGATACGGCCCGGCCAACATCCTTCTCCACCGCAATCGCGACGGTGCCGAAGCGCTGCATGTTCTCGACGGATACCTGACCCGTCGCGACGAGCTCGTTGATGGCGGCAGCCGCGGCGCCCCGGTTACCGGTAACGGCCCCGATCTGGCGCGCGGCTTCGTTAACTTGGTCCAGCGATGCGCCAGCAGCATTCCCGCTGAGGACGATGGCGCGCGTGAAGGCGCCAGCCTCGTTCGCACCCTTGTTCCACGCGTAGCCGAGACCGCCAACAACAGCCGCCAAAGCAGCAGTTCCCGCTGCAGCAGCAGCGAGGCCAACACGGAAAACGGTCGTTGGCGGCAAGTTGCGCAGCCCGGCCAGCGCATTTCGTGCGGTCGTGCTTGCGTCAGCCAGTTCGTTCACCGAGTCAGCTGCGCCCGTGACTCCGTCAGTAAGCTGACCCATGCTCTCGGCGACCTGTTGCGCCCCATCTGCAACTGCTGCCTGACTGCTGGCCAGGCCTCGCATTGCACCGGCTCCACTTGCCGTGGTCGAGAACAGCCCTTTGATGGCGCCCCCAATGCCGCCAATTGCCGCATCGACGCCGCCGAACGAGTCTTTGATCTGGCCGCCTTGTTGGATTAGCACCATGAGGGGGTTCTGCCCACCGGCCAAGCTCGACACGATGTCGCTCATCTGCGCCGGCAGTTGGCGCAGCGCCGCCGTGGTTTGGCCTGTCGACACGCCGAATTGGTTCATCTGCGACTTGGCGCCGCCGACGGAGGTGCTTACCCGGTCCTGAATGCGCTCCTGCTCGCGCAGCTTTGCGAGATAGGGGTCCAGCACGGTCGGATCAATGCCGCGCTGCTGGCCCAGGGCTGCGTAATAATCGGCGCTCGACTTCGAGCCCGACTGCAGCGCGGCCGTGGTGCGCTGGATCGATCCGACCAGGTTGCGCTCGGCGGCCGCCACCTTTGTGGCAGACGATGCCGCGCCATCACCGATGCCGGACACACCGGTCTGCGCGCGCTGGCTCGTTTCGCGCACGGCGTTGGCCATGGCGCCGGCCTCGCGCGTGATCTCGTCGAAGCCCGCGCGGGCGCCAGTCGTGTCGACCTGCGTTTCAAGGGTAAAGCGGCGACTTTCGGCCATCAGGTCTCTTTCATGGCGAGCAGTGCTTCATATTCCATTGCTCGTACATCGATTTTCATTTGCTCGTAGTCATCCGGCGAAAGATTCATTCGGGCCATGTCGTGATGGATGGGCCCGTAGTCCAGACCAATGACTGCCATGCCGGCGCCGCGCCACTGCGTCTGGTTGTCCGCCAGAAGGCAGAACGATTGCCAGTTCTCCGGCCAGACTTCCCATACGTCGCCTTCGAGGTCGGCCCGGGTCAGTCCGGACGCCTCGAGCTCGCTGTCTGTCGGGCCGGGTTTGAACAGTGCATGCGCGGCGCCTGTTAGTTTCCCAGACGGCCTTCGATGCTGGCTTCGCGGTACATAAGGGCGATGGCGCCAATCGCCGCCGGAACTTCATCAGCCAGCTGTTCGATTGCTTCGCTCGAGAGCGGCACAGCCAGGTTCCAGCCCTCGATGCAGCCGGCCACGTATTTGACGTCACGCGCCAGGTCGTGCTCGATGATGGCGCTCTGCGTCAGCGGCGGGATTTGCTCACCTGCAGCAGCCAGTGCGCGAATTTCGTCCAACTGCGCGGCGCGCTCGGCATCCATGCTGGCGACGATTTCATCGGCAAATGCGCCAAATTCTTTGCGCGTGCGGTACTTGAATGTCACTTCGATACTGCCCGGCTCGCCGTCGACCTGCTTGAAGTTGACGGTGCGCTTGAAGCCCTTGGGGCGCTGGCCCAGGATGATTTTTGCCATTTTGTTTTAATCTCAGTCGGGTAAAAAGACCCGGCAGGAATGACCTGACGGGCTGAAAAGACCAGCTGCACGCGCGGCCGGCCAGGCAAAACGGTTACGAGGCGTAGCGGACGACGCGACCTTGGAGCGCCAGACCAGCCTTGACGGCCATGACCTGGCCTTTGACCATCGTTGGGGTCGGGTTGAACCCGATGATGCCGTTGTAAAGCAGCGGGGATCCGGTCGGCAGGATGGCGCGTACACCGGTCAGCTTCTGCGAATCGCTCGCGCCAACCAGAACAGCGTGGTGCGGCAGCGATGGGTCATCGGCCAGGGTGATCGTCACAGACGTGGCCGAGAAACCGTTCGGGAAGCTCAGCTCGTCCTGCACGTCAATGAATTCCTGCTGGGTGAATTTCGGATCGCCGCCGGACAGCTCGAACGACATCATGTAAGGCATCGGCACCCAGGCCGTGATCTTGCGCACCGAACCGCCGCCGCCACCGGCCGGGAACACGACGGTGGAGGTGGTGTCGAAGCCTTCGAGCGTGACGCTGGTGGTGGCTGCTGCCTTGACGCGGAAGAGGCGGGCGTTAGCGCGCGTCCAGCCGCTGGTCAGTTCGACCAGGTCGCCGGGGGCGTACGACGAAGCGGTGGCGGTGGTCAGCACGCACTCGGCCGCGTTGCTTGCGGCGGATACGGCGATCACAGGACCATATGCCGATGCGATTGCGTACTGCGTGCCATTGGGAAGAGAAACCATTTGGTAGGGCCTTTCAAGTAAAAGCCCGGTGCCGGGCGAAAACCCTTGCGGGCATAAAAAAGCCGCCAGGGTTCCCCGTGGCGGCTTGAAGTTGGGTGGTGCGGGCTATCGGTCGACCCACACAGAAAAATCTTGGCTGCTGCTGCGGACTTCCATGTCCACGTCGAAATCGTCGACCGCGGCACCGAGCGGGCTGGCCTGCATGTTTGTCGCAGCTAGAATTGCCAGTTCGACCTGGTCGATCAGTACCGCAGCTTCCAGGCGCGTGTCGGACCAGATGGTGACCTGCACCATGCCGTTCTTTTTATTCGGCAGCGCGTTGTCGATATAGGCGAGCGCGTCGCCCCCGATCACCTGGTAAGTGCAGTACGGGCGCTCAGTTTCAACCGGGGCGAAGTCGACGAACGTGCGCGGGCAAATCGCCTCCAGCAGCGGGGCGAGCGTTTGGTAAATCGTCATGTCAGCGCATCCCTCAGTACTTTTTCGGCGGCCGTGATGGCCTCTGGCATTCTCGATGCGGCTTTGCGGACGAACGATTTAGCGGCGACCTGCTTCGGCGTCGGTAGCGGCACGTAGTAGGCGTCCTTCACCGACTGCGGCGCCTTGCGTCCAGGCTTTTTGACCTTGCCTTTTTTGCCCGGGCGCACGGCGGTATAAAACTGGCCGTTCTTGCCCATGTAGGTCACGTACCGCTGAATGTGCCCATACTCGACCAGATGCCCATGAGGCGCCTTTCGTGCGTTCCAGCTGACTTGGTACGTCGCATTGCCCGGGCCGCTGTTGTCCTTGGAAAACACCTGATAGATGCTACGGTCAAGGTTGCCGGTCTTTTGCGGGATCGCCGCGACGTTGCGCTTGACCTCGTCGTAGAGCACCTGGATTGCCGCCTGCGATGCTGGGCGCGCCGCATCTTCCGCCAGATCGCCCATTTCATCCATCAACGACGCCAACGACGACATATCCGCGCGCAGAAAGCTCATTTGGCGGCCTGGCAGGAACAGTCGACATAGCGGCGGCTCGCGTCGGGCAGCACGGACTGGATAGCCCACACAACGCCGTCATACGTGATCCGCATGCTGGCGTCTAGCGCCGTGGCGTGATTGAACCGAATCGAGGCCTTGACGACGGACGACTCGGCGCCGGCACTGATCGTGGCCATGCCGCTCAGCACCTTCACATCGGCCCAGCGATGGCCGACGGGATCCCAGCCCTTCAGTGGCTGGTTGGCGGCGTCCTTGCCCTGCTTCGGCTGCTCGATCAAGACGCGGTGGTTCAGTTGCGTCATTGGTACACCTTCAAGCCGTACAGCAGGCCGATCAGATCGTTTTTGGTAACGCGCGACGTCGGGTCGAACCGCAGCTGCAGGCAGCCCAGCACATAATCCTTGGCTTCGTTCGGCACCGTCGCATCCGTCGGGCCGTAGCCAGCAGTGAACTCCACCGTCACCGCGTTGACGCGCGCGCCCGTTGCCGGCCATGCCCGGCCAGCCGCCGGCACGATGTAGCCCGGCTTCGATTTCTTGTCGACGTAGTAGTCGGCCGGGTCCAACACCTGCTCGGCGCCGTCGACGTCCAGGTAGCGCACGGCCTCGACGCTGTAGGTCGGCGAGGCCAGCCGGATCGCGTCCGGGAACCAGTCCAGCGTTACCTGCATGGGGCGGTTGACCAGCGCGCGGCCGGTGTAGTGCTCAGCCTCGCTAATCAGCGCTACCAAGGCGATGCGGATCGACAGGTCGAGCGCGGTATCGTCCCGACGCAGCGCCTCGCGCGCGGCTTCCATCGACACCGCCAGTTCGACGGGGTCGCTCATCTTTTCCATCGTCATCTGCAATTTCCCTGTGTTGCTGGTGGGCGGCTCGAATGTCCGCAGTGGCGCGGCGCGTAGCCCGGACCAGCAGGGGCGCGCGCAAAGGTCACGCCGCCGGTTGCCACGACAGTGCCGATCCGGGCAGTAGCTGACACGCCCAGGGGCATGGCCGTCGCGCCGATCAGGATCGATCCAGACGCGATTACTTGGCCGATGGATGCCTGCGCACCAACACCGGCAGGTCGCGCCATGGCGCCACCGCTGGTGGCCGCCTGGCCGACGCTCGTTTGTGCCGCCACGCCGGCTGGCGATGCCGCTGCTGACGCTGTAGCGCTGGCCGCGGCCGCT